TCTGCTCTACCGCTGAGCTAATCGGGCATTAAACTTGGTACTCCAAGAGGGACTCGAACCCCCACGCTTGCGCACTAGTTCCTAAGACTAGCGTGTCTACCATTCCACCATTGGAGCATGGTGCCTTCGGAGGGAGTCGAACCCCCGACACGTGGTACTTCAAACCACTGCTCTACCAACTGAGCTACAAAGGCGAGTGGCTTCCTAAGTGTGCCTTGATACATTACGTCCGGACGCTGTATCTTCCCAGATAGTTAGTTACTTTTCGAACAGTAACGCTATCACTTTCGCTATGTGGTTACCCACGGGGTTCAGCAAAGGAAGCCTAGATTGGTGGAGGATAGCGGGATCGAACCGCTCACCTTCTGCGTGCAAGGCAGACGCTCTACCGAATGAGCTAATCCCCCAATTTCTGGTGACACAGGATGGATTTGAACCATCGACCAACAGCGTATGAGACCGTCGCTCTACCGCTGAGCTACCATGTCATATTCTGGAGCGGGCTACGGGAATCGAACCCGCGTCGTCAGCTTGGAAGGCTAGCGTAATACCATTATACCAAGCCCGCTTTATTCTGGTGCCCCCACGACGACTCGAACGCCGGACCTGATGATTACAAATCAACTGCTCTACCAACTGAGCTATAAGGGCATTAAATGGTCGGGAATGTAGGATTCGAACCTACGGCCTCCTGCTCCCAAAGCAGGCGCGCTACCAGACTGTGCTAATCCCCGTTAGTATTCTATATATACAAATTGGATGCCCCTCTAGGATTCGAACCTAAATTGACGGAGTCAAAGTCCGCTCTCTTACCGTTAGAGGAAGGGGCATCAAACTTGGTGGGCCAGTGAGGTATCGATCCTCCCCCGCAAACGGACGAGATTTACAGTCTCGCTGCCAGAGCCACTGGCTTTACCGACCCGAATTGGTAGACCATGTAGGATTCGAACCTACGACCTAAGGATTAAGAGTCCCGCGCTCTACCAACTGAGCTAATGGTCCATAAAATTAAAATTGGTACATTACCCAATAGTATGCTACTGCACCACTGGACCAAGTCACTTTACTACCTCTGTACTTTTTGTTCGGTACAAGAGGGGACTTTGGTAATGGGAGTAAAATCCAATCTTCGTATTTCATAATATACTCTTTCAAAAACTGGTGAACGATCTGGGGTTCGAACCCAGGACACACAGGTTAAAAGCCCGTTGCTCTACCTACTGAGCTAATCGTCCATTAAAATTTAATGGATGTAGATCCGATGACGATCAGAATCTACAGGAGCGCCAACTACACGTCGCTCGATGTAGTAATGCTGGATGAACTGATCACCGTCACGAGTGTATACACCATAAGCAGTACGTGCTTCTTCTTCAGAAGCGTACACACCCAGCAGGATCGAACCTTCGTAATCCCATTCACCTAATAATACAAATATTTCCATAACAATTTCCTTTAGCTTATTATTCATACTACCAAAGATATGATAAAATGTACACTAAAAAAACGCATCGAAATAAAAATAAATGGTGGGGATAGTGAGGGTCGAACTCACACTGGAGGCATTTTAAGTGCCCTGTCTCTGCCATTGGACTATATCCCCATTGATTACCAATCTGTGGTAATCTGAATTCCTTTATTCCGATAATGCTGTCTCCAATAGAAGCATTCATCCATCATAGCATGACCGCTGTGGTTCTTATACTCAATCTTACGAAGAACCTTATTGGTTTTAGCATTGCGGATGGTGAGAGTGTAGTTGAGCATTTTGTTTCCTTTCTGATTATAGATCCATCTTAAACCAAAAAAGAATTAATGTACACAACAAAATGGGGTGATCGACGGGTATCGAGCCCGCAACTCCGGATTCACAATCCAGCATGTATCCATTAACACCTCGACCACCATAAACTGTTATCAGACCCCGCCGATTGCACGGCACCTCACGACACCTGCATACGCACATACCGTCTGATATTGCCCTAGTATTACCCTCAACTCGGTGTGGAACAGTCCCCGCTGCTTTGTATTACTGTTTGCTCGATGGGGTTACATGAGGTCGGCCTCATCTCTTTTCTATGCAAACAAACCACGTAATTTGGCGGAACGTCAGGGAGTCGAACCCTGTCAACCCATTACAGGTTGTACGCATTAGCAGTGCGTTGCATTACCGTCCTGCCCACGTTCCGAATATAATCTATTCCATCGATTTTTAGCGCCAAAGAGTTTTGCTTTGGCTAATTCGATATCTCTTTCTGCCATCACAATTTTGGCAGCCAATTTAGATTGCTCGCCGTTCATATGTTTTGGTATCACAAAATTCATAATATACTCCAAACTTGGTAGCCCGAACGGGTTTCGATCCCGCTTCTCCGCCTTGAAAGGGCGGTGTCCTAGCCACTAGACGACCGGGCCATGGAGCGGAAGAGCGGATTCGAACCGCCGACCATCTCGTTGGCAACGAGAAGCTCTACCACTGAGCTACTTCCGCATTAAAATTGGAGGAGGGTGATGGCATCGAACCATTTACCTTTCGGTAACTACAGTTTTCAAGACTGTGTGAGGAGCCAACCTCAGCACCCTCCATTGGTGCGTCTAGTAGGCTCCGACCCTACGACCTCACCCTTATCAGGGGTGTGCTCTACCAACTGAGCTATAGACGCGAACAACAATGAGAAAGAACAAACTGGCGAGGGTGGGGGGAGTCGAACCCCCGCTTGCGGTTTTGGAGACCGCCGTGCTACCGTAACACTTCACCGACATAACTTGGCGATCTAGAAGGGACTTGAACCCTCGACCTCTCGCGTGACAGGCGAGTGCTCTGACCAACTGAGCTACTAGACCAATGAACTTGTATTTATACCCTTCTACACAATTCACGCTTAATTGTACATAACTATTTTTAGTTTAAATGACGTACAGCGTGATCGGCAGCATGAGTAGCAGCAAAAGCAGAAGGCTTGATCTTGGCATCCATACCAAGTGAACCTCTTACCCAACCAAGCGCTTCTTTGACAGCAACGTTTGACTTGTGATTTGGATTTGGATTGATATCCAAGTGTACCTCAAAGTGACGATCACCGATCACATCGAGAATATCCATAGCTGTAGTCACGGCAAGTTGAACTTCCATTAGCAGTCTTTGTTTCAAGTTACCAAAGTCAGGCATGTCGACGGATGTGTGGAACAGTCGGCCGCCCTTCTTCGAATCCATATGGATAATTACCACAGTAGAATACTTGGCATACCACATCTTGTTCTTTCTGAAACGGATCGAGTCACAGCCAATGTAGACTGATGAATTTGGACTTGAATCTAGAATCGCCTGCTTTGCTTCTTCAATCATATTACGTACTCAAAAATGGAGTCACGGGCGGGATTCGAACCCGCGGCTTTACGGATTTGCAATCCGTTGCATTGGACCACTCTGCCACCGTGACTTAATTATGGATGCTTCCAAACAACCTTGCGCTGTGCCTTGGCAATCCGTTTTGTTTCTTCTGCGCGGTCGTAGAAACCAATCCAACTATCATACTGTGCCATCGCAGCTTCCTTTGCAAGCTCGAAAGTTGGAAAGGTGTCTTGTTTCGTATATGGAGTGTGCGTATAATGACTTATAAGACTCCAATCATCAAAGAACGGTGTGAAACGAGTAGTGTGAAGTGCATACTCTGCAATAAACCCATCCTTCTCATTACCACGAACACGTACTTTTACACCGTAAGGAACTTTCTCAAACATATTCATTCTCCATTATAAAAAAAACTGGTACTCCCGAAGGGACTCGAACCCCCAACCTAGCCCTTATGAGGGGCCAGCTCTACCGTTGAGCTACAGGAGTATGGTGCGCCGTGCAGGACTCGAACCTGCTGCCTCAAGATTAGAAGTCTCGCGCTCTATCCAGATGAGCTAACGGCGCATTAACTTTAGGCAATACGACCTATTCGATGAAGGAGGTTGGCCACCTTCATAAGTTCTGCCGAAGCATTTCGCTCGCTCTCTTCTGTACTCACAAGCATATCTTTATAATAACGAAGAGCCCGCTTCAGCAAATCCATGTCTGCTGGTGCAAACGTACCACCTTTATTTTCATTCGGCATTACTTCGACTCCAATAACCAATTGTTGGCGGTATCCATCCAATCGAGTGCTTCGACAGGAAGAGATTCGCCTCTACGTTTTGCGTTAAGAAGATCACAGAATGTATCTTCTACAGCCTTCGGATTTTCCATCGTAGGAAATGCAAACAATTCAACTTCCATATTCACCTCCGTATACTATATATTCGATTTATCGCGCGGTGTAGTCATAAACAGTGAAATGAGTAGCATCGGCAATTAGACAATCTTGCATCGCACGATGACGCGAACGAAGATAAGTAGTCTTATCGGTACGAATCATTTCGCGACCGATTGAAACGGTGCGAGGGCCACGATAGCGAACACGGATAGTAGTACCGGCGGCACGATAGGCGGCACGGACGTCTTCGAGTTTTGCGATCGGAATCCAATAGGCTAGAACGGGGTAATAGTTTTGACCGGTCGCGAAGGCAGGTACGCCATACGTGAATTCGATTTGTTCAACGGTAAGAGTCATAATATATTCCTTTCAACTGATAATATCATCTTACACCGGTTTCGGATTATTGTACACCGGTATTTTCGGTATGGATGATTTTATTCAGACAGCCACCGTGAGATCGATCCAAACTTGAGTTCGAAGCGATACTCGAGAATCTCGAGACCGTAGAAATCGAACTCATCTTCGGAGATACCTTCGGCATCGGCGATGATTTCGATGGCACGCTCGCGAGTGGCACCTTCGACGATCTGCATCGTCTCTTCGACACGAGCAACAAACTCATCAAAGTTACGAGCTTGCTCGACTTGCTGCTGCTCGATCTGCTCATCAAGCTTATTGCAGAGGAAGTCGTAGTCATCTTGAAATTCTTCAAGATCACGAAACTGCGCGTAACGAGGACGGCTGCCGTACACGTCCTTGTAAAGGTCCGAGTAGATGTCACCATCCTTAGAGTTGGTAAGAACGTTGATGTCCGAGAGAGTAAGCATGTCAATATTTCCTTTCATCATCATATACCCAGGATACAATGTTTTGACAATAATGTACACAAAAAAACGCGCTCAGAATCATCCAAGCGCGTTTTAGTTTTGATTTAAATCAATAACTTATTTAATAATTGGGATATTAAACGCTGCCAGCTTTTCAATCACTTCATCGATAGTGTCGAGAATGGCATCAGAACCGCGATCATCGACTGTACGAATCATCACTTTTCCACGATGCTCAACCACACCAATTAAAAGATCGAGATTGACAAGATACTTGCCACCTGTTTCGTTAATAAATTCTATAAACCTTACTGGATTGCTCATTTCTTTCTTCCTATATTATATTTTGTCACGAGACTCCATTCATTTTTTTCTTTGAATGGAAGGATCTTAATTTGGTTCAATGGAGTCTGAGGCTCTGTGATCTTTTCTTGATCAACAACAGCGATCAATCCCCAGTCGGAGAGAAGCTTGACTATTGTATTTCTTCGACCTTTGTCTTCTTCAGAGAAATCTGAAGGTTTACCGTCAAGAGCAAAGAGCTCTTTAAAGTGGACGATATAATATTTGCCTTGTTTGTGTAGGATATGGCAAGACTGATAAAGAGTCTTGTCCTTACGAGAAGCCACGCCGATACGAGTCAGAGTTTCACGAACTTTTAGGAAATCATCCTCTTCGCCGAGCCTCACTTCAATTAAACTTTCTAAAACACTCATGTTTCACCCTTCTGAATCTTTTTCTTTATTATTTTTATATGTTCAGAGGAGAGGATATCAAGAGCTGCCTTGGCAGCACGGCGGTTATAACCGTAATACTCTGCAACCGCTTCGAGATCTCCATCCTTTTCTTTTTTCACCCACTTCGCAAAGCGTTTGCTAGGTCGTATGATATTTATCAAAAAAGAATATTGGAGTTTGTTGTCGAGGTGGTGGTTGCAGTTCATCATGTTTGCGGCATGGATACTATCCGCAAAGTAGGACAGAGAACGATTCGTTAGCCAAGGACTGTAAGTCTTCTCGGCGAGTGTGTCATTCTCCGTACCTTTCATCAGGTTCTTCTTGGTCGAGTTGATCGAACTTACGAAGTCGAACGGTTTCATCGCTACGGCCTTTCATTATCACGTCTGCAGACTTGTCAAAGAAATCTGCACACTTATCACAAATCTCAAGAGAAACCACACCTTCATCAGTATTTACCTGCATTTCGTGGAATGGTACACTCTTCAGATACTTATCTTCACAGACGGCACATGTTTTGTTTCGATTGAACCAGATCACAGAAACTCGCAGTCAGCCATGATCTCGGTCAGACATGCCATGAGGTTGATCTCAGGATCTGCAGCGAATGCATTTTGATACTGGTACTTTGCGAGGTGTAGCACCAACTGCGGCATGCTACCTTTACCAATATGATCTTCGGCCTTATCGAAGAAGGCACGGAAGAATTCGGTAGGTTCGATGTCAGACTCTCCAAGCCACTTACGAAC